GTATTCATATGGCGTAACGGAAGACCAGAGGCTCAAAGCGGTTATAATGATGATTTAGTAATGAGTTTTGGTATGGGGATGTTCTTAAGAGACACATCCTTAAAATTCCAACAACAATCTCAAGACTTAACTCGCGCTGCCCTTGGCAATATGAGAAAATCTACGTATACTGGTGGATATAGTTCAAACCAAGTAAGAAACCCATATAGTATTGAAACAGATCACGGGCATGAGGACATTAGTTGGTTACTATAATATTTATAATATATAAAAAAATAAAAAATGGCAGATACTGGTTTATTCACCCGACTACAACGACTGTTTTCAACAGATGTTATCATTAGAAATGCGGGTGGAAATGAATTAAAAGTAATGGATGTTGATTCCATTCAACGTTCAGGAGATATAGCAACAAACTCATTAATGGATAGATATAATCGTTTATACTCTCCAGCTGCTTCCTCATTATTAGGAGCTCAAATTAATGTTAACTGGCAATATCTTAGAACCATGGTCTATTCAGACTATGATAATATGGATTATGATGCTATTGTAGCTTCAGCTTTAGATATTATTTCAGATGAATCTACTTTAAAAAATGATTTAGGTGAAGTATTACATATTAAATCAAGTGATGATGATATTCAACAAATTCTATATAACTTGTTTTATGATGTATTGAATATTGAATTTAACTTATGGTCTTGGATTCGTCAAATGTGTAAGTATGGTGACTTTTTCCTTAAGTTAGAAATTGCTGAAAAATTTGGTGTTTATAATGTTATTCCATATACTGCTTATCACATTGAAAGACAAGAAAATTATGATAAAGAACATCCAAATGCTGTAAGATTTAGATACTCACCAGAAGGTATTTATGCTGGTGGTTCTGGTTATTATGGAGCACCTAATTTAGGTACTTTTAATGATAACCAACCAGGCATTTATTTTGACAATTATGAAATGGCCCACTTTAGATTGTTAACAGATGTTAACTATTTACCTTACGGCCGTTCATATCTGGAACCAGCTCGTCGTATCTTTAAACAGTATGTGTTAATGGAAGATGCTATGTTAATTCATAGAATTTCACGCAGCCCAGATCGTCGTATATTCTATATTAATGTTGGTTCTATTCCACCAAATGAGGTAGAAAATTTCATGCAGAAAACAATTTCTACAATGAAACGTACTCCATTAATGGATGCTCAAACTGGTGAGTATAACTTAAAATACAACATGCAAAACTTATTGGAAGATTTTTATATTCCAATTCGTGGAAATGATACATCAACTAAAATTGAAACTACACCTGGTTTACAGTATGATGGTATTCAAGATGTTACTTACTTAAGAGATAAATTATTTGCTGCCCTTAAAGTACCTAAAGCATTTATGGGTTATGAAAAAGATTTAACAGGTAAAGCAACATTAGCTGCTGAAGATATTAGATTTGCCCGTACTATTAATCGTATTCAGCGTATTACATTATCCGAATTATATAAAATTGCTTTAGTACATTTATATTCACAAGGTTATACAGGTGAACAATTAACTAACTTTGAGTTAGAATTAACAACACCTTCTATTATCTATGATCAAGAAAAAATTGCCTTATTAACTCAAAAGGTAGACTTAGCTCAAAAGATTATGGAGTCCAAATTATTACCTACAGATTGGATTTATGATAATATTTTCCACTTTAGTGAAGATCAGTATGATGAGTATAGAGATTTAATTGTTGAAGATCAAAAACGTGCTTTCCGTAGAAACCAAATTGCAGAAGAAGGAAATGATCCTAAAATGACAGGTAAATCTTATGGCACACCACATGATTTAGCTTCATTATACGGTAAAGGTAGAATGTATACTGAACCAGATAATGTACCTGTAGGATATGGTGATGATGTTAAATTAGGTCGTCCTGAAGAAAATCCAACTGATAGAAATACTCAAGATAGTCCTTTTGGTAAAGATAGATTAGGTTCAGCAGGAATGAAAGATCCAGACAATGAAAATGAATCAGGTGGAATTAGACCTAACTATAAAGGCGGTTCACCATTATCTTTAGAAGCAAAACAAGTGTATCTTAAAAATAAAACTTTAATTGAAGGTTTAGTTAAGAAAATAGCTGTAGAGAAAGATAACAGTGGAGAAACATTGTTAGATGAAAGTAAGTTAAAGGAATAAGAATCTTTATATATTTATAACAAAACCTTTGAGGAATGAACATTAAACATTCTAAATATAAAAATACAGGAATCCTATTTGAACTTTTGGTAAGGCAGATTACTTCTGATACCTTATCGGGAAAAGATTCAAAAGCAACTAGTATACTTAAAAAATACTTTGTAAAAACAGAATTAGGTAGAGAATATAAACTATATGAAACTTTAACCAAATATAAAAATTTAACTGAAGGTAAAGCTGAGGTTGTAATCAATTCGGTTATTGAAACTTCAAAAGGTTTAAATAGAGGAGCTTTAAAAAGACAAAAATATAATGTAATTCAGGAAATTTCCAAACATTATAACTTAGAAGAATTTTTTAAAACTAAATTATCTAATTATAAAACCCATGCTGCTTTATATACTTTAATAGAAATATACAACAGTGAAAATTTATCTAATCCTGATCAATTAATTAACAATAAAATTGCTATTTTAGAAAGTTTAACAACTAAACAAGTTAATAAACAAAAAGTAGAAGATGATTTGTTAACTGAATTCCAATCATATGATAAAGATTTACGTATCTTAACTTATAGAGTATTGTTGGAGAAATTTAATGGCAAATACGCGTCATTAAATGATAACCAAAAACAAGTTTTAAAGGAATTCATCCAATCTGTTGATTCTACTCCTAAATTAAGAGAATTTTATAATACTAAAATTAAAGAAATTAAAGAAGAATTAGATAAAATATCTAAAAAAGTTACAGATAAAGCAATACAAATTAAATTAAATGAAGTAAATAAATTTTTATCCCCATTAGGTAAAACATCTAATGTTGGTAATGATAATTTAGTTAATCTGTTGCAATATTATGAACTTTTAGAAGAACTTATTAAAACAAATGGGTAAATTCAAATACAAAGTAAAACAAGTATCTGAAGATTCAACATTATCTTCTAACTCATTCTTTACATCAGGAGGAGAAGGAGAAAACCATACTGGACCATCACCAAGAAAATCAACTTACGGTGCTTATACTCAGGCTGGTTATAAAAAAGTAAGTGAAGGTCCTGGAGCTACTATGGGTCCTGGTCCTAAAGCTGGTCCAACAGGAGTAACTAAAAACAAATACATAACTGACTTTAAGTATAAGTTAGTTAATCAAAAAGCATTAAATAAAAAAGCCAAAGGAATTATTGTTAAACCACTTTGGGAAGAAACAGATGTTGAAACTTTTTTAAAAGATGCTAGTATAAATAAAACTTCTAATAAACAATTTATTGGGAGTAGATTATTAGCGTTTGACGCTATAGAAAGACAATTAAATGAATTGATTCCTCTATTACAACAAGCAAAACATAAGACTATGGATTATTATAAACAAAATCCAGATTCATATAGTGTTGTATTTGGAACTGATTTAGCTCAAGACTATTTAAACGACGTAATAGAATTATTTAAACAATAAAACATGGCAAATATACCCGTAAACCCTTTAGGTGCAATAACCACATCATCAATAACTGGCAGTTTTGCTGGTTTTACTGTTGTGTCTGGTTCTGCTACTATAACAGGATTAAGAGACGCTAACGGAGTAGAATTAACATCTACAGATTGGGTTATTCCCGCTGGATTTACTATTCCTATTTATGTAACAAGCGCTTCTTTATCATCTGGAGCAATATTATTATATCCTTAATATTTATATCAAATGGAAAAAACTTTACAACAACAATACGCTCTTATTAAAGAAGGTAAAGGAAGCAAAGACGACTTTTTAAAAAGTGCCCGTCGTGTATTTCCTGAATTCATTACTTCTTTAACTGATTATAAATCAGCGGTTAACATTTTAAAAGGTAAAAGTATTTTATCTGAAAGTGTAGGAGGTATTGTTACTCAAAACCCAAATAAACCTGACTGGTTTAAAATTTTTAACACTAACATAAAAGAAGCAGTAGGTGTTAAAGATAAAAAAGAATATGGTGATCAAAATGAATTTGAAAAAATTGACAAAGAAGTAGCTAAAGATTTAGCTAACCAATTTGACAATAATGATCCTAAAAATATTGATAACCTTTATGGTCAATCATTTTTAATGGGTTATTACACTGAAATGAAAGATCCTAAAAACGCTGAAAAAACAGTTGATGAATTAAAAGCTATTGTCGCTAAAAATATGGCTAAAAATATTAATTTTTATCATACAAACGCATCGTTTGGTGTTAAAGGTATTGGTTATGTGGATAACGCTCCTAGTTTAGGTGAACCTGTAGCTCCAAAAGGCAAACACAAATCAAGTGGTTACGGTGATTTAAATAAGAAAAAATAATTAATGGCTTTAATTGTATCCATACAACAAGTTGCCTCTAATGTAGTTGTTACTATAAATGGTTCTGTTAATTTAGCTGGTTTAACTAATGTTGGTAATGGTGGTAGTGGAACCGAAGGAATTTTTAGTGGAGATACTATAAAATTTGCCCCTTCTGCTACTTCATTAGAATGGTATCAAGGTATAAATGGTGTAGCAACTGGTCCTTTTGGTAGTAACTCATCAAATCCTTTTGTAGGAGCATATACTACTACTGATTATATTGTTTTAGCTAATTTATCAAATAGCACAGGTCAAATACGAGTACCAGCAGGATACACTTCAGGAACAGTCATATCTAACAGTATGACTTTTACATCAAGTTCCTTTTTCCTTTTGGGCTTAAATGTAGGTACATATGTTTATAGTTGGGGATCAGGAGCAAATGCAGATTCAGTAACAGTATATGTAGGTGTTACTCCTCCATCTCCTACAACAATTAACGCTCCTTTACCTTTTTCATGGTCTTTAATAGGAGTTAACGCTACAGGTGTAGTATCAACATCATCAGTAACTGGTAGTTTTGCTGGATTTACAGTAGTATCAGGATCAGCTACTTTTACAGGATTAAAAGATGCTAATGGAGTAAATTTAGCTTCAATTGCATCCCCATTAATAGTATCAGCTGGTGTAACTTATCCTATATTTGTAACTAGCGCGTCTTTAAGTTCTGGAGCTGTTTTATTTTACCCTTAATATTTATAATAAATGAAACAAGTATTAATTGAAACTATACCCTTTAAAGTTGCTCCTATACAACTTACTGAAGGCTTAAAAGCACCTTCTGGCAATCCTATGGTTCAAGGTATTTTAGCTACTGCTGAAGTAAAAAATGGTAATGGTAGATATTATCCTAAAGAATTGTGGGAACGTGAAATAGATAAGTATAATGAAATTGTAGCTGAAAATAGAGCAACAGGTGAATTAGACCACCCGGATTCAACAATTATATCTTTAAAAAATGTATCTCATATTATTAGAGAAGTTTGGTGGGATGGAGATAAAGTAATGGGTAAGTTAGAAATACTACCTACAGTATCTGGTAATATATTAAAAGCACTTATTGAAAATAATGTTCAAGTAGGTGTATCATCTCGTGGAATGGGTTCATTAAAAGAAATTAATGAAGGTACTTTAGAAGTACAAGATGATTTTGAATTATTATGTTGGGACTTTGTTTCAACTCCCTCTAATCCAGGTTCGTATATGCAATTAGTAAGAGAAGGTAAAGAATACAAACCATATCAATATGGTAAAGTAAATTCTTTATTAACTGAAATATTATGTGCTAACGGATCTTGTCCAATATTCTAACCCCTCTTGGGATAGTATCCCTTGATTGACCCTCCCTTAAAAAGGAGGGTTTCTTTTTGTGTTTTTGAAAAATACCGATATACGTATACCCGACAAATATGCTATTTCTATATAGCATTTAGATTTAAAATATCTATTACGCTTCGAGCAATCTATAATAAGCGTACTTCCAACAAAAATTATTTGAGGACAAAAAACAAAATGGCAAACAGAGACTTATT